TGTTCATTCTGGTTGCCTCGACAGTTTGTTGCCGCGTTTGTTTAGGCACACGAGCTTGCCTGCGTCGGTGATGACGTACCACGCGTTGGGCCCGCCAATGTCGCGGCAGGTTTGATAGGCTTCTGACTTGGTTGGCCTGTCGTATTCGGTCAATAGTGTTGCCGCTTCACCGTCGAGCATGTATGCGCAGCTCATGGCCAGCGCAATGATCAGTGCTGCTATCCATTCCTTCATGCTGCTCTCCAAACAAACAAGTCAAAGAACACCGCAACGCAGGCGGCAGCCATTGCAAAGCGCAGCATCCATTTAAGCAGTGTCTCGCGTCGCATTTGTTTGAGTCGGTCGTCTATGGTCAGTATCTCGCGCATGGTGTTCTCCTATACGTCCATCATCTCTACGTCGTGCGGCTTTTTCTTGCCGGTCAGGATTTCGTGAATCCGTCGTTCGGTGTCTCGGTGCACCGTCATCATGGTTCTTGCTGGCAGCACTTCAATCATGGAGGCGTAGTCTTCGAGGACCGCTCGGACCGATTGCATGCCTGTGGCGTCGAGGCGTAGCTTCTTGCCTTCTTTGTAGCGTCGTCCTGCGTCGGCCAGTGCTTTGACCGCGTCTTGCAGCAGGCCGCTTGAGTCTTCAACGATGCCCATGCTCACCATGGTTTCCATCAGGTTCACCGCGTCGCTGCAAACGCGCCAGTCGTCGGTGGTTGGTGTCTCTGCCTGCTCCATCGATGCGAGGCCGTTCCACATGCGTGTGAGCTGGTGGCGTCGCTTCTCTGGGTCCATGGGCTTGTCTGGGCTAGCGAACATAATGTCAAGCGTGCCGTATCGGTACAGCTTGGTTGTTTTCATCTTGGTGCGCTTTTTCATTGGCTCACCTCTGTGATCCAGCCTTCGACGTCTTGGCGGCGGTAGCGCACTGGGCTGCGTGGTTTGCCACCCAGCTTGATGTACTTGGGGCCGTAGTTTTTCTGACGCCAGTTCTCAAGTGTGCCCACCGTGATTTTTAGGATGGCTGAGACTTCTTCGGGTGTCAGCAGTTCTTGGTCGTTTGTCATGGTGTTCTCGTGTTGGGCCCGTGTTAGGGGCCCGTGGTTTTAGATGGGCGAGTCGTCCGCGTTGCCTGCGGTTTCTGGTACCGGCTCGCGGTGTGGAACGTCAATCACGCCGTCGTCGTCTGGCTGGGCTTGCGGGGCCTGTTCCGCGACCTTTTGCAGTCGGCTGGGGCGCTTGGCTGCGCTGGTTGTTTCAGGCTGCGCTTGGGCCGTTTGCGTGGCTTCCTGCGCTGGTGGCATGAACAGCTCGTCGTCGGCTTGCATGACGCCGTCGATGTCGGTGCTCAGTGGCAGGCGTTTGCTGTGGCGGCGCACCACTGTTTTCTTGGCCATCTCGGCGAAGTCGCTAACCCATGGGCCGGACTTGCCGCTGCGGCTGCGTGCTCGGATGGCGTTAACGTCTTCGACGCTCATGACCTCGCGGGACTTCTCGCCGTCCTTCATGCTAACGATGCTGTACACCGCGATCAATGCGCCTCGGTTTGACAATGCTGGCTTGTGGGTGATGTGCTCCTCGTCGCCAAGGCAGAAGTCGAACTGGTCGTTCTCGTAGACCGCCTGCACGCTCCATGTGCTGATCTCGCCTGAGTTGCGCACCAGCTTCATGATGCCTGCGACCATCGGCATCCATTGCGCCTGGTTGCCGAATGTGACGATTGCGCCTTCGCGTCCGTCTGGCAGCAGGCCCATCTGTGCGGCTTTGGTTGCTGCGCCGAAGAGCGTGCGTCGGTCAGCGTCCAGCAGGGCTGGGTTGGTTTGCACTGCGGTCAGGGTGACGCGCACAAACTTTTCGACGCTGACGTGGGCAGGCAGGGCTGCTTTGAACTGGGGGGCCATCTTCTCGATGGCGTGTCGCACTTCTTGTACGACGAGCTGGTTGTTGCTCATGGGTTTCTCCTATTAAATTTGGTGGGTGCCTTCGACGCCGCGACGCATGCGTTCGATGGTTCGTTGTTGCAGCCAATGTTGCGCTTCCTCAATGTGTGTGAGTGCGCAAGCGTTGGCCTTGCAAGAAAATGGTCCGGCTTGAAAACTGCGCAGTCGGTCTGCAACGATGGCCAGTAGGACTTCTTGAGTCAGACCGTTGACACCGTTTTCAGGAATTGGTCCGTTTTGAAAGTTGATATGCACGCCTGGGTGGTCTTTGATTCCTGTGACCAAGTACTGATGGTTTGCACCACCTGCACCTGGCTCATCAAGAACTGTGATGGTCAGCGTGTCGTTTGCTGGGTTAATCTTGTGGTCTTCAATTACTCGCATCGTTTTCTCCTAAAAGTACCGGTGGCCGACCGGTGGCGGTGTTGTTAACTTTGCAACAGTGTATCACGCTTTAGTGGGCTTGCGTGTGTTTATTCGTAGATTTCGGAAGCCTTTGCGGCCACCGTAGGTTTTGCCCACCATGTCTTCGGTGATCAGCGTTGCTGGTGTGTCGGCCTGCATCGATGCGCTGATGGTCCAGCCGTCAAGCAATACCTTTTCCGCGTCGCCGATGTGCTCGAGTAGCTTGGCTTTGCACACCTGTTTGTCTTCTTCCCAGTTGGCTGCCTGTGCTGCGGCGTTCTTGTAGTCGGACACCAAATGTGCAAGCGTGGTGTCGTCGCTGGAGTCGATCACCTTGCCTGGCTGTGCGTACTGGTTGAGCTTGATGACCACGTCCGCGTCGCCTGGCATCACCGGTGTGGGTTCTTCCTTGGCGTCAATGGTGCGCCAGAAGTCCGCCACCTTGGCTTTGATGGCTGCAATGACTTCCTCGTCGCGCTGGCGCTCGATGACCACGCCTCGGTTGCCGCCAATGAATGCGCCGATGAATGCACGCTTAAATCCGCTCACGGCCATTTGGTGCTGCACCTGCATCTCGATGTGCTCTGGTGCTTCGATGCTGCCGTCGTCGTGTTCAATCCAGCCGTCGCGGAATGCGAGGTAGTCGACGTTCTTGATCTCCAAGTGGACCGGACCGCCTTCGAGGTTCGTGATCACAAAGTCGAACGAGCTGCCCATGCGTGCGTCTGGGTCGCGCATGTACTCTTTGAGCGGCTTGATCTCCCAGCCTTGTTCCTCTGCAATGCCGTGGGCGATGGCTGCTTCCAGCCGGTTGCCCCACTTCATGCGGTCGTTGACTTTGAAGTCTGCCGTGATGTGGTTGCTCTTGCGGTGCCAGAGGTCAAAGTGCGTGACGTATGGGCTCATGCCAAACAGCGCGGCTGATTCTGTGCTGGTCACGTCCTTGGTGCGCAGTTCGAGCCACTGTTGCTCGCTGGTGGTGATGATGATTTCGGTGGTCATTTTGCTCTCGGTTGGTTGGTTAATAGGCTGCGTGCATGCGTGCTTCGCGTTGTGATTCGTGGCGGTCGATGGCCAGCTCAAGGTTGTGCGCATCGGCTTCGCTGCGGCGGTGCTTCACGTACTCTTGCTCGAGGCTTTGGATCACCGTGTCGCTGAGCAGGTTGAAGATTTCAGCGCCGTTGACGTAGGCGTGCCAGAGGTTGTTGCTGTAGTCGTCGAAGTAGCATTCCAGCTTGGCGTCGCTGTCGTCGCGCATGTTGGCCATGTACATGGTCAGGTCGTCGTGTCGGCTCATAAGGTTCTCCTGTTGTGTTGCGATAACTGCATCATGCCACACAAATCTGCCACGATGCAAATAAATGTGATTGAGTTGCTGAATTGCAACAAATGCAACGCGTTGCGTTTTTTGCTACAATGGCCGCATGAATACTGAAACAAATCAAACCCCAGCCGAGACGCCTGCGGACAAGTGCATCGCTGCCTTTGGTGGCGTGCGTGCTCTTGCGCGTGAGCTTGGCCGCAATCAATCCAGCATCAGCCGTTGGCGCATGCCAAAAGAAGAGGGCGGCACTGGCGGTGCTATCCCCACCTCGATGCAGGGCCGCGTGCTGGCGCTGGCTCGTGCGCGTGGCTTGAGCTTGGTGGCCGAGGACTTGATTCTGAAAGCCGCTGAGCATGGTTTCTGACCGCCAGCTGGCGTCCATCGTGTCGGTCGATCGCTACGAGCTGCCCAGCAACATCGCCAAGCGTGCCGGTGTGCGTCGGCTCAGCAACGCGTCGCTTGGGCGCTTGTACCGTGCTGGCATCCTTGAGCGCGTGCCTGGGCCCGTGTGCTTCATGTACCGCTCCAAACAGATGAGGATTAAATGAACCCTACTGATATACACGGCATGGCGCTGGCGCTTGGGCTGCCTTCTGCGCTGGCACAGATTGAGGCGGTCAAGCAGCTGGTGGCTGAGGCGGTGGCTGCTGAGCGTGAGGCGTGTGCTGTTATTGCTGAAGAATGGTTTTGTGGGTGTGGTCGTGGGAAGTGTCCAGAAGGAGATTTGCGAGCACAAGACATTGCAAATTCAATCCGAGCAAGAGGTGAGGCATGACACAAGATGAAATCATTGAGATGGCTAGACAGGCTGTATCAGAAAAACATGAAAAAGAGTTTGGTACTTGGTTTTCTTGGAAAGAGATTGAAGCATTTGCCAAACTAGTAGCAGCTAAAGAGCGTGAGGCGTGTGCGAAGGTGGCCGATGAGTTTAAAAAGCAAACTCTCATGGAGTGGCCCGACAAAATCGCCGACGCGATTCGTGCAAGGGACAACGCATGACAATCACCCTGCGCACCTATCAGAACACGCTCATCGAGCGCACGCGTGCCAACTTCATCGCAGGCAAGACGAGCCAGCTTCTTGTGCTGCCCACGGGTGGTGGCAAAACAGTTTGCTTTTCGTACATGGCCAGCAAGGCTGTGGAGAAGGGCTTGCGCGTTTGGATTCTTGCCCACCGCGTTGAGCTGCTGGAGCAAATCTCGCGCACGCTCACGTCGTTTGGTGTGGCCCACGGCATGGTTGCGCCCAGCTATCTCGGTGACCGTCATGCTCAAGTGCAGGTTGCTTCGGTGTTCACGCTGGTGCGTCGCATGGACCGCTATGAAGCGCCGGACCTCATCATCGTGGACGAGGCTCACCACGCCATCAGCGACAGCACGTGGGGCAAGGTGATCACAGCTTATCCACAGGCCAAGCTGCTAGGCGTCACGGCCACGCCCATTCGTTTGTCTGGCGAAGGCCTGGGCGATTTGTTCCAGTGCATGGTGCAGGGTCCGTCGATGCGCGACCTCATCGGTTTGGAAGCGCTGAGCCCGTACCGTTTGTTTGCGCCTGCCGGTGTCGATCTGTCTGGCGTGCACACCCGCATGGGCGACTATGTGCGTGGTGAGCTTGAGGCTGCGGTCGACAAGCCGTCCGTGACCGGCGACGCTGTATCGCACTACAAGCGGCTGGCTGATGGCCGTCGCGCTGTTGCGTTTTGCGTTTCGGTGAAGCACGCTCAAAACGTGGCGGACCAGTTCAACGCCAGCGGCATCGTGGCACGCGCCATCGACGGTGCCATGGAGCGTGACCTGCGCTCGGCCATCTTGGCTGAGTTTGCGGCTGGCAAGGTGCAGGTGCTTGCGTCGTGCGACCTCATCTCTGAGGGTTTCGACGTGCCGGCCATCGAGGCTGCCATCCTGTTGCGCCCCACCCAGTCGCTGGGTTTGTACTTGCAGCAGGTCGGGCGTGCGCTGCGCACCTTCCCTGGCAAGACTGAGGCCATCATCCTTGACCATGCTGGCAACGTGAAGCGCCATGGCCTGCCGGACGAGGAGCGGTTGTGGTCGCTGGACGGCTCGGTTAAGAAGCGCGGCGAGAAAAAATCTGAGGTGCCCGTCAAAACGTGCGCCGAGTGCTTTGCCACCGTGTCGTCCTTGGCCACGCACTGCGGCTGTGGCTACGAGTTCCCTGTGGTGGAACGCGAGCTTAAGCAGGTGGACGGAGAGTTGGAGGAAGTCACCGAGGCTCAGGCGGTCAAGGCTCGCAAGCAAGAGCAGGGCAAGGCCTTCACGGTGGACGACCTCATCGCCATCGGTCGCAAGCGCGGCATGAAGCGTCCCGAGCTGTGGGCCCGTCACGTGATGCGTGCTCGCCATGCCAAGGATTTGCGTCGTGCATGAGTGTCTAGGCTGCCAGCGTTGTGAGCCTGGTCAGGTGGTGACGCTCATCGATGGGCGTGTGGTGTGCAACTTCTGCGAGGACTGGCGTGCTGAGTGTGAGGCTCGCCACGTGTTGGCCATGCCAAGCATCCACGCTCGGCGCGAGTACATCGCTGGCATCTCGAAACGACGCGGCGACGCTGCTGGCAACGCGTTCGCTGCGCTGGTGCGTGCGGTCCATGCCCATGGAAAGGCCACCCGTGTCTGAGGCGGACCTCATGCGCTCGATCATGCTGGCGCTGTCCGAGGCTGGCCACATGGTGTTTCGCGCCAACGTCGGTTTGTTCTACACGCGTGACGGCCGTCCGGTGAAGTCAGGCCTGCCGGTCGGTTTCTCGGACCTGTTCGGCTTCACTAGCGATGGCCGTCCGTTTTTCCTAGAGGTCAAGACCGCCACCGGTCGCATCTCGCCTGCGCAGCTGTCGTTTCTCAACGCAATGCGGGTGCGTGGCGCGTTGGCCGACGTGGTCCGGTCCGTCGAATCTGCTCTGTGGGTGTTGCGAAAAGTGCAATAACTATGGTACATTTCTTTCGGGGCTTGGTCTGACTAGCTATCAGGCGACGAAGCATGACCCTGGCGAGTGCTGCCCCACTTTTATCGCCGGTTTTGAGAGCCAGGTATGAATGCACAACAAGAATTTAGAGACGCCATTGCTGCTGCTGGGCTGACACCGCCCGACGAGATCATTGGTGACGGCAAAATCCAGCGCTTTAGCTCAAACGGGAATCCCCGCGACAAGGCTGGCTGGTATGTGTTTCACGACGACGAGCGCCCTGCTGGCCGGTTTGGCTGCAATCGTGGGCAGGTTGATGCTACGTGGTCGTCAAAGAACAAGCGCGAGTTCACGCCCGAAGAGAAGCGTGCATGGCGCAAGAAGATGGACGACGCCAAGGCGCAGCGCGAGGCCGACATGGCTCGTGAGCACGCTGAGTGCGCTGTGCGTGCTGCCCAGATGTGGGGCCAAGCCGAGGAGCTGAGCCACCCGTATGCTGTGCGCAAGATGGTCGGCACCGAGGGCACGCGTGTCCTGAATGGCGAGCTGCTCATCCCCGTGCGTCATGGTCCTGGCCCGTTGGTTGGACTGCAGCGCATCATGCCCGATGGTGAGAAGCGTTTTCTTAAAGGCACGCCAATGGCCGGTGCCTACACTGTGCTGGGCAAGCCGTCAAAGCACGGGCCCGTGGTGATCTGCGAGGGTTGGGCCACTGGTATGTCCATCCGTTTGGCTACGGGTTACTGCGTAGTGGTGGCGTTCAACGCTGGCAACCTTGAGCCTGTGGCCATGAAAATCCGCAAGGCTTTGCCCGAGGCGCTGGTCATCATCGGTTGCGACGACGACTTCAAGACCAAGGGCAATCCTGGCATGACGGCTGGCGCTGATGCTGCCCGTGCGATTGGTGCCATGGTTGCTTGGCCGGTTTGGATGAACGAGCAGACCGGTACCGACTTCAACGATTTGCACGCCGACGAGGGCCTTGATGGCGTTCGCATGTGCTTTGAAGACCCACGTCCACCACGCGACTTCGAGCCAGAGGATAATCCTGGGCAGGTCAATGCGGCGAGTGACCTGTCTTCTGCCGGCGCAGCAGCGGTGGAAATCACAAACAACCCCGCAAGCAGCGGTGCCGTGCTCTCTCAAGCGGTAGCCGCTGCACCCATCGACTACTACGGTTTCCTGCCCGACACGAACGACAAGGGCAAGCCGCTCTCGACCATTGAGAACTTGGCCACCATCTGCCAGCGCTTGGGCATCATCGTGCGCTACAACGTCATCAGTAAGGAGGAGGAAATCCTCATCCCTGGTGCTGGCTTCTCGCTCGACAACCGGCAAAACGCCAGCCTGTCGTGGCTGTTGTCCGAGTGCGCAAAGTTCAAGATGCCCGTCGACCGCGTGCCGGACTACGTCACCTACCTTGCCGACCAAAACCTATACAACCCTGTGGCTGAGTGGGTGACCAGCTCGCCTTGGGACGGTCAAGACCATCTGGCCCAGCTCATTGCCACGGTCAAAGCCAAGGGCGAGGACGCTGACCACCGCATCATGGCCATGAAGACCGCCTTCATCACCCGCTGGATGATCTCGGCCATCGCGGCAGCCTTCCGACCCAACGGCGTTTCAGCCCATGGCGTGCTTGTTTTCCAAGGTGCGCAGTACGTGGGCAAGACCAAATGGTTCAAGTCCTTGGTGCCTGAGTCCATCGGCGTGCTCAAGGACGGCATGCTGCTGCGCCCTGACGACCGTGATTCGGTGATGAAGTGCGTGTCGAACTGGTTGGTGGAGCTGGGCGAGATCGACGCCACATTTCGCAAGTCTGACGTGGCCGCGCTTAAGTCGTTCCTCACCTCGGACCGCGACGTTTTGCGTCGTGCCTATGCCCGTAAGGAGTCGGCGTTTGCACGTCGCACGGTGTTCTTTGCGTCCGTGAACCCGAAGAACTACCTGCATGACGACACCGGCAACCGGCGGTATTGGACCATCGAGTGCGAGCGTTTGGACCACGACCACAACGTGAACATGCAGCAGGTTTGGGCTCAGGTCTACGAGCAGTTGTTCGCGCCTGGCGAGTCTTGGTTCCTCACCGCGTCCGAGATGGCGCTCCTGAATGACCACAACGAGGACTTCACCGTCATCGACCCAATTGAAGAATTAATTACTAATGGATTGAAGTGGTCCGACCCGCGTCCGATGTGGCGGTGGAGGAGTGCCACTGAGGTGATGGTGTCACTAGGAAAGCTGAATTGTTCGAAGGCTGAGGTCACAAAAGGGGGTATTGTGATGCGTCGGTTGAACGGTGAGCAGTCGAAGAGGACAGGGAATACCCGCCTTTTGTATGTTCCTGACACCTCTATGACACCTGATAAAAATAGGAGTCACCTTTGAAAGCCTTGATTTTACTGGCCTCTATCCACTATGACACTTATGACACCTTATATATAAGGTATATGAATAAAGGGGGAGAACAAGCAGGCGCGAGGCGCGTACACGAGAAACGGGCGCGTAATAGCATTTCTTGTCACAGGTGACATGACGTGTCACAACCATCTGTTGCATAATTCGCATAACTTGAAAAACTTGGAGAGAAAATGAAACCAGAAATGAAACCCAACCTCGGCGTCTACCAGCTTCGTCCTGTCGCTGGCTTGAAGCCGTATGAGAAAAACGCACGCACGCATTCGGCGTCGCAAGTCGAGCAGCTGTGTCGCTCCATCACTGAGTTTGGATTTACCAATCCGCTGCTCATCGACGAGCAAGACCGAATCATTGCTGGCCACGGTCGTCTACAAGCTGCCTTGGCGCTCAAGATGGCCGAGGTTCCTGTCCTCATCCTCACCGGCCTGTCCGACGCCCAACGCAAGGCCTTGATCTTGGCCGACAACAAGATCGCTTTGAATTCTGGTTGGGACATGGCTTTGCTGTCTGCTGAGTTGGCGGACCTGAAAGCCGAGGGCTACGACCTGACGCTCACCGGCTTTTCGCTCGAGGAGATCGACGGGATGGTTGAGGACTTGGAGCCTGAAAGCGACCCAGACGACGTGGGTGATGTGCCTGCTGAGCCAAAGACCAAGGTGGGCGACGTCTACATTCTTGGCCCACACCGCCTTGTTTGTGGTGACTCCACGTCCATGGCCAACCTCGATGCCCTGATGCGTGGCGAGCTGGCTGACTGTTGCTGGACGGACCCACCTTACAACGTGGCCTATGAGACCAAGGCTGGCAAAATTGCCAACGACGACCTGAGCGACAAGGAGTTCCGCGAGTTCATCTGCTCGGCCATGACCACCGCCTATGCCGTCATGAAGCCTGGCGCTGCAATCTACGTGGCCCATGCCGACACTGAGGGTTTGAACTTTCGCGCTGGCTTCACCGCTGCTGGCTTCAAGTTGTCCGGCTGCCTGATTTGGAAGAAGGATTCACTGGTTCTTGGCCGGTCCGACTACCAGTGGCAGCACGAGCCCATCCTGTACGGCTGGAAGCCTGGAAGCTCACATCGTTGGTATGGTGGCCGCAAGCTGACGACCATGATCGACTTGGATCAGGACCGCATGCCGTTCGTGCGTCGTGAAGATGGCCGCTATGAAATCCGCGTGGGTGACTCGGTCATGGTGATTGACGGTTCCGCAACCATCGAGGAAGTGGTACCTTCGGTCATCCGTGAATCAAAGCCCAAGCGGTCCGATGGCCATCCGACCATGAAGCCCGTGGCCTTGATTGAGCGCATGTTGCGCAACTCTGCCCGTCCTGGCGACATCGTGCTCGACCTGTTTGGTGGCTCTGGTTCCACGCTGATGGCCGCTGAGCGCCTTGGCATGTGTGCTCGTTTGTCCGAGCTGGACCCTGGCTATTGCGACGTGATTGTGTCGCGCTATGAGGCATACACTGGCCGAAAGGCTGTACTGGAGAATCGTGATGACAGCTGAAAAATCGAAACTAAAAGTAAAAGTGAGCAGCCGTGGGGGTGCTCGGCCTAATTCTGGCGGTGCTCGCGCGGGTGCTGGACGCCCTGCTTTGGTCCCGACTGACAAGGACCGCAAGCAGGTTGAGGCCATGTCTGGCTATGGCGTGCCCATCGAGCAAATCGCTGCTGTGGCCATGGGTGGCATCTCGATCGACTCGCTGTACACCTATTTCCGCGAGGAGTTGGTGCTTGGTAAATCCAAAATCAACGGCAAGATTGGCCAGACCTTGGCCCAGAAGGCTTTGGCCGGTGACACGGCTGCGCTGATCTGGTGGTCAAAGTCGCGCATGGGCTTTCGTGAAAAGGTCGAGCTCGAGCACACCGGCTCTGGTGGTGGCCCGATTCAGACCGAGGGCACTGTGGTGCTGGAGCCGTCCGAGGCGTACAAGCGTTTGCTTGGCGGTGCGCAATGAGCGACGTTGATGCAATCCTTGCAGAGCGTGGCAAACGCTACGGCTCGTTTGAAGGCCATGCCGAAATCTCGCAGCGCTTGAAAGCGTTGGTGCATCATTACGAGGCTGTGCGTGGTTGCGACTTGGAGCACGACCAGCGTGAGGCGCTTGAGATGGTGATGCACAAGGTGGCACGCATCTTGAACGGCGACCCGAACTACGTGGACAACTGGGTTGACATAGCTGGCTACACCAAGCTGGTTGCCGACCGACTGGGTGCGAATGACTGACTTCGACTGGCGCAATCCAAACTACGGGCCGGTGTTCGAGGCTCGCATCGAGCGCGTCAAGCGTTTGCGTTCGGACCCGACCATCTTGCCTGGCCTTATGCAGTTCTATGCCGACCATCCGGTGGAGTTCATCACCGACTGGGGTATGACGTTTGACCCGCGTAACGTCGAGCGTGGCTTCGAGG